AGCTAACCGTTTGCGCCTTAAAGAAGACCTAAAACGAGGCAAAACTAGTAGTGCCACAATTAAAGTGAGATTCTGATGGGTATTTTCGACTTACTAAAAGGTAAAAAGGCCGATCAGGAGCCTAAGACTAAAGTTTTCAAGCGTTCATATTCGGCGGCTAGTACAGGTCGCCTTTTTGCTGATTTTACATCTTCACCTTTGTCATCTGATGCGGAATTACGCACAGCATTGCCTAAATTGCGTGAAAGGAGCCGCGAATTAGCTAGAAACAACGAGTATGCACGTAAGTATTTTAGCCTTTTGCGCTCCAATGTAGTTGGTGACAACGGTTTCCAACTACAGGTTAAAGCCTTGGATTCAGTTGGTAAGTTGGATCAAAGCGGTAACGATGCCGTTGAGAAGGCGTTCAAGAAGTGGGCGAAACGCGGAAATTGTACTGTAGACGGTAAAATGAGCTGGGTTGAAGCTCAGAAACTAGCTATCGAGTCATTGGCTCGTGACGGCGAAGTATTTATCGTTAAGCACCGTTCAGCTCGATTCGAAGATTCATTCTCATTAGAGTTCATTGAGCCGGATCAGATCGATCATACATACAACAAGAAGCTAGACGGCGGTCGTGAGATTCGCATGGGTGTTGAGCTAGATGAGTTTCGTCGCCCAACTGCTTATTACGCGTTGACTTACCACCCAGGTGATAGCGAGTATGCTTTCACTACTGGTCCTAAGTACAAGCGCATTCCTGCTGATAAGGTCATCCATGTTTATATGCACAACCGTGCAGGCCAGACTCGCGGTGAGCCTTGGTTGGCATCAGCTATCGACAGCTTGAAACAATTAGGTGCGCTACGTGAAGCATCTGTGATTAACGCTCGTATTGGTGCATCTAAAATGGGTTTCTTCACCTCGCCAGCAGGTGATGGATTTACAGCCGATGAGATGGATGGCGAAGTGCCAATCATGTCTGTTGAACCTGGTACGTTTCACCAGCTACCTACAGGTGTGGACTTCAAGACGTTTGATCCTGATTACCCTACCTCTGAGTTCGACAGCTTCCATAAATCGGTACTAAAAGGTATCGCATCTGGCATGGGCGTTTCTTACGCTGCTCTATCTAACGATTTGGAATCAACGTCTTACAGTTCTATTCGTCAAGGCGCATTAGAAGAGCGTGATAACTACAAGAATATGCAGAAGTTCTTGATTGATCAGATGATCATGCCAATTTACGAAGCATGGTTAGGTGCGGCAATGGAGATGAACAGCTTCGGTATTCCTCTTCGCCAGTATGATCGATTCTTAGAGGCGTCTTCATTACGTGGTCGTTCTTGGTCCTGGGTTGACCCAACGAAAGAGATCAACGCTGCTATTTCTGGTCTTAAAGCTGGTGTTATCCCGCTTGCAGACGTTGCGGCTCAGTACGGTAAAGACGTAGAAGAGCTAGTATCTCAGATCGCACGAGATCGAGACATTGCAGAACAGTTTGGTGTTAAGTATGCACTAGAGCCTTATGGTGCTAATATGACCCCAATTGCTCCTGAAGGTTTTGACGATACGTCGAATCAGGAATAATATGTCTGAAATTGAACCTACCTTAGAAGGTGATCGCATGAGCGAAGAACTTAAAGAGATTGAAACTACCGAAGCGGTTGAAGCCGTTGAAGTAGATGAAGTCGTAGAGGTGGACGTTCGTGAAGTAACTGGTGGCGTTGAAGAGCGTCGCTCATGGTCACTAGATGCTTCTCCGGTAAACGAAGAATCTCGTACTGTACAAATTGCAGTATCGAGCGAAGAGCCGGTTGAGCGTTCATTTGGTAACGAAGTATTAGAACATACGGAAGAAGCTATTGATCTATCATTCCTAGCTTCAGGCCGTGCGCCTCTGTTGTTGGACCATGATCCAGAACAGCAGATCGGCGTTATCGAATCTGTGGACTTGGATAGCTCGGCACGTAGACTGCGTGCGACGGTGCGTTTCGGAAGGAACGGACTTGCTAAAGAAGTCTTCGATGATGTTGTTGATGGCATCAGAGCTAATATTAGTGTTGGCTACTCTATCGACAAAATGGTTCGTCAAGGTGACAACTACGTCGCTAAATCTTGGCGACCTGTGGAAGCAAGCATCGTTTCAATTCCCGCTGATGTGACAGTTGGCGTGGGTCGAAGCAGTGAGCCGAAACAACCCTTAATTGAAACTCCTATTATTGAAGAGGAACGCAAAATGTCAGAAGTAGACATCATGGCGGTTAAGGCTGAAGCTGCTGCGGAAGCCGCTAAGACTGCACAACGTAACGCGTCAGAAATCGTAGCACTAGGTGCTCGTCACGGCGTACAAGATATGGCTCAGAAAGCAATCTCTGAAGGTCGTTCAATCGAGGAATTCCGTGGTGAAGTTCTTGAGAAGATCGGTTCTGCTCGTGCGCTAGAAGAGAAAGAAATCGGCATGAGCAAGAAAGAGATCAAATCGTTCTCTCTAATGCGTGCTATCAACGCTCTAGCTAACCCACACGACAAAGCTGCCCAAGAAGCTGCTGCATTCGAATTCGAATGTTCACGCGCTGCTGCTCAACAGTACGGTCGTACAGCACAGGGCATCATGCTTCCTGCTGAAGTTATGCGTAACTGGAAACGTGACCTTAACTCTGCTGACGAATCTGATTTGTTCGGTGAAGACTACCGTGGTACTGAGTTCATCGACGTACTTCGCAACGCATCTTCTGTAATGCGTGCTGGTGCTCGTGTAATGAACGGCCTTGCTGGTGACGTTAAGATTCCTAAGAAACTAACTGCTGCTTCTGCTGCGTGGATCGCAACTGAAGGCGGTGCTTCTGCTGAATCTGAAATGACTGTCGGTTCTGTTAGCTTGACTCCTAAGACTCTAGGTGCTCACACTGACATCACTCGTCAGCTTATGATCCAGTCTTCTATGGACGTTGAAGCTCTAGTACGTGACGACCTAGCTCAGGCACTTGCTCTAGCTATCGACCTTGCTGCTCTTGAAGGTACAGGTTCTAACGGTCAGCCAACAGGTATCCTTAACACTACCGGTGTTAACACTACTACCTTCGCTGGCGTTAACCCAACTTTCGCTGAAGTTGTAGCAATGGAAACTGCTCTAGCAGACGACAACGCTCTAATGGGTAACCTTGGTTACATCATGCGTTCAGGTATGTACGGCGCGTTGAAGACTACTGAGAAAGCATCTGGTACGGCTCAGTTCGTAGTAGAGCCAGGTAACACTATCAACGGTTACAACACTTTCGTGTCTAACCAAGGTACTGCTGGTAACGCTTACTTCGGTAACTTCTCTGACCTATTGGTCGGCTTCTTCGGTGGCCTAGACATCATTGTGGACCCTTACACTAACTCTACTTCTGGTACAGTTCGCGTAGTTGCTCTACAGTCTTGTGACACTGCTGTTCGTCACGCACAGTCATTCTGTGTATCGAACGACGGCGCATAAGCCTATCGAGGGCCCTTCGGGGCTCTCTTTTAATGGCCATTCGATGAGTGGCCATTAAAAGTAAAGGAGATCGATATGAAATTCGACGTACTAAAAGACGTAATTATTGACGGTACAAGCTACCCGGCTGGTTCTGTTGTTGAGATCAACCACGACAAAACAGATCGTCTTGAAATGCTTGGTTACATTCAGGTTGCTAAACCTAAGACAACTCGTTCGGTTGGTCTAGAAGGTGAAGAGAAGCCTCGCACTCGCCGTACACGTAAGTCAGCTGAGAGCGAATAATGGGCTTAGAAAACGACATCACATTAGGGTTCTTCTTTAGTACTGATGAGTTCGGCACTGAAGCTACCTGGACACCTAGAAACGGTGGCCCAATGGATGTCGTTGGTATTTACGATAACCCATATGTATCCAATGCGGCAGGTGGAATGGTAGAGTTTAGTGCCACCAGTCCGACTTTTATGGCTAAATCATCTGATTTCAATGGTGTTGCATATGGCGATGAATTAGAAATCGGAGATACCAGTTACCTAGTCATCGAGGTTATGCCTGACGGGACAGGTATGACCACTCTGACGCTTGAGGAGCAGTAATGCACATTCGCAATCAGATTCGGGATCGAATTAAGACTCAGGTGACAGGTTTAACGACCACTGGGAGTAACGTATTCTCGCACAGGGTCTACCCCGTGCAAGACACTGAGTTACCCGCTATAATCGTCTACACAAGCAGTGAATCTGCCACCAGAGCCACTTTAGGTGGTTTCAACAGTTCGGTAAGTATGCTTAGGACGCTTAACGCCTCTATAGAGGTTTACGTTAAGGCTACTAGTGCTGTAGTGGACACGTTGGATACTATTGCCGAAGAGATCGAAGCTGCCATGGGTAGTGACGAGACTTTAAACGGTTTATCTGAAGATTTGTTCCTAGTGGCAACTTCAATTGAAATTAATGGCGATGGGGAACAACCCATCGGTGTTTTAAAACTGGATTATGATGTGGTGTACAGAACCACTATAATTGATCCAACAACATCCTTATAGGAGCTTAAAATGGCAACTGAAACTTCAGCAAACGGAGTTATTAAAGTAGGTAGTTCTGCTGTGGCGGAAGTTACCGGCTACTCAATCAACTACACTAGCGACACTGTAGAAGATACAGCTATCGGTGATACTGCTCGTACTTACAAGGCTACTTTGAAGTCTTACACTGCGTCTAT